TCGCGCAACTGCAGGACAACACATCCAACCTGGAGGACAAAGAGTATGCATCAGCTAGTGTCTACGGCGTGGCTTCTATTGCTAGGCTTCTGCCTCTTGTGGCTGAACGTATTCAATCAACTAACAACAGGATAAAAGAGGGTAAGACTGGCGTAGCTTTTCGTGAGATACGTGAGTTCCTCAAGGACATAGATCCTGATGCAGCAGCAGCTATTGCCTGTAAGGTTACCTTTGATAAGGTGTTCAGCTCTAAACCTAAGAGTGCGTTAGTTCAGAATGTCACCGATTCTATCGGTCAGGCTATCGAGAACGAGTGCATGATGAGGTTCTATGAGGAGAATGTACCTGGGTTGCTGCATACAATCAAAGAGAATTACTTTCACAGATCTATTGGCACACACCAAAAGGTCAAGGTCGTAACTACTTTGATGAACAGGTATGATGTTGAACACTGGCAATGCTGGGGTATTACTAACCGTATTAAACTTGGCGGTTGGTTGTTGGATTGTATTTGTGAATCAAGCCAATGGTTCATGCGTGAGATGCGTAGGGAGGGACGCAAGACATACATCTACGTAGTGCCTACACCTGAGTTCTTGACCATCAAGGATGAGGTGATGAGTAACGCTGGATTGTTCAGCCCACTAGCATGGCCGATGTTAGTTGAACCAAACGATTGGACTAACGAAAGAGCAGGTGGTTACTTGCTTAACGAGGTTATGTGCGGTCACGATATGGTTCGCCGGAGCGATCCCTGCCTTATACAGGGAGAAACACCAATCAACTTTCTGAACAAGATTCAGAAGGTTGCATATAAACTAAATACCTTTATTGTTGATGTCGCTGAGACATTACAAGAACGAGGTGTTGAAGTTGGTAAGTTCATCCCTATCGTTGAGATGCCACTACCACCTAAACCTGTAGATATTGCAGACAACAAAGAGTCTCGTAAGGACTACAGGCGTAGGGCGGCAGAGGTATGCAACATAAACTCACAAGCGTTTATGAAGTCATGTCGTACAAGGATGACGATGAACGCAGTGAAGATATTCAAAGAACATGAGAAGTTCTACATTCCGTGGTCTTTTGATTATCGTGGACGTGCTTACCCAATACCTGCATTCTTGACACCCCAAGATACAGACTTTGGTAAGTCACTCCTAAAGTTTTATGAACAATCGTTTGTAACTCCTGAGTCAGAAGATTGGCTAGCCTTTCAAGTTGCTACAACTTATGGACTAGACAAGGCTACAATGAATGAGCGTCTATCATGGACACGTGAAAACATCACACTCATCAAACGTGTAGCTGAAGATCCTATTGGATGTCTTCCTGACTGGGAGGTCGCTGATGAACCTTGGCAGTTCTTGGCAGCATGTGAAGAGTATTATGCATGTGTAATAGCGTGCACTAGGCAACACACATCTCTGCCTGTAGCTACAGACGCTACATGTAGTGGTCTTCAGATACTGGCAGGTCTTGCCAGGGATGCATCCACTGCTAAGCTTGTTAATGTATTGCCTTCTGATAAACCTCAGGATGCATACAAGGTTGTCGCTGAAGCTGCTGCACCTAACGTGCCAGCATCAGTCAGACCCTACATGGACAGGAAAACTGTTAAAAGGGTCGTGATGACCGTACCTTACAATGCTAAACCTTTCAGCAATCGTGGTTACATCCGCGAAGCATTGAAGGACAAAGGTGTTGAGGTCGAAAAGGATGACTTGACTGAGACTGTCAAGGCTGTACGTTCTGCAATGGATCGCATTGTACCTGGACCTATGGCTGTGATGTCTTGGATTGAGGCAGAGGTCAGCAATGCTATTGATCGTGGTCTTACTCAACTAACATGGACTACGCCATCAGGATTCTCAGTCACACAACGATTGATGAAACCTGATGTAAAGGTTGTTGAACTGCAGCTACTTGGCAGATGTCAAGTGAAGGTCTCAACAGGTCTTACAGATGAGGTTGATAAAGCTCACCACAAGAACGCAACAGCTCCCAACCTCATCCATTCACTTGATGCATCACTCCTGCACCTATCTGCACTCCGCTTCGACGCACCGATTTCCCTCATACACGACTCGGTTTTATGCCGTGCTACTGACATGGGTGTTTTATCAGCCATTGTTCGTGAAACATACATGCACCTATTTGCGGAGCATGACTACCTGACTACCTTTGCCCATCAAATAGGGGCAGAGACTGAACCACCGATGTGCAACACACTGGAACCTGCATCGGTTATTGAATCCACTTATTTTTTCTGTTAATGGCACGCACCACCTTTGTGACTGAAGAGCCTGTGATCCTTGAAGGATTTCAGGCAGTGATGAAACCTGGCAAGTTTGGCTACAACCTCAAGGCTGTAGTTGGTCAGGAGATGATTGACAAACTTGAAGCAGATCGACCCGATAGCTTGAAGTGGGCTGAATCTAAACTGAAGAACCCCAAGCGTTCCGTGCTCAAGCCTGAGCCCTGGGAAGAGGTCTCTGATGGCAAGTATGTCATCAAGTTCTCATGGAATGAAGAGAAGCGTCCCGCCATTGTGGACACCGAAGGTACTCCCGTCACTGACGAGAACACTCCGCTTTACAGCGGTAGCAAGGTCAAGCTGGCATTTACCCAGAAGCCCTACATTCTCAAGGATGCTGTCACCTACGGCACCAGCCTGAAGCTGTCTGCTGTACAGATCGTGTCAGTCTCTGCCAACGCTGGTGTGGACACTGGTGACATGGCTGAGGATGAAGTCGTCGCAATGTTCGGTACAACTCAGGGTTTCAAAACCGCTGACCCGAACGTGACTCCTGCTGAACCTGAAGGTGAGGTTGGCGATGACTTCTGACTTTCAATTTACCGTCGCCAAGGACGAGGTAACTGGGATCTACAAAGGTACGCTGGACATCCAGCTACCTCCCATTTGTGTAACGCGATACAAAGCTGACAAAAACGATTTCAAGTACGAGATGTCTCGCGCTGTAACCGAGGTTGTTGAAGCTATTATCGAAAAGAACATGGATGACTAAATGGCTTTCAGATCCAAACTAGAAGAGAAGGTCGCAGACCTACTCGTGGATCTGGGTGTCAAATACGAGTACGAAACCGAAAAGGTATCATACGTAATCAGTCATCAATACACACCTGATTTCATTCTCCCAAACGGCGTGCACCTTGAGTGCAAAGGCTACTGGGATAGTGCAGATCGTAAGAAGATCAAGGCCGTCAAGGAACAAAACCCTGATCTTGATCTTCGCATGGTCTTTCAGGCACCCTATAACACAATCTCAAAAAAAAGTAAAACGACGTACGCCAAATGGTGCGAACGTAATAACATCATGTGGTGTTCGTTTTCAAATATCCCTATCAAGTGGCTCATGTGAGCGATAACGAATTTGTTAGACACATACCGTGTCCCCAGTGTGGTTCGTCCGATGCAAATAGCTTGTACTCGGACGGACACACCTTTTGTTTCCGTTGTTACACACATTCACACGGAGACAGTCCCGAAGTTAATCACACTCATTCCGTGCACAATGTACGACTACAAGGATCAGCCGGACGGCTGCACTCCCGTGGAATCTCTGAAAAAACAGCAGAGTTCTACAAGACATACAAAGATGGAGATGTCCTACGCCACTATTATTTCGACAGCTCTGGAAAGGTTGTCGGGGCAAAAGTAAGAACGAAGGACAAACAGTTCCGATGTGAGGGTGAGGTCTCGTCCCTGTTTGGGATGCAGAACTTTCCTGTCACAACCAAGATTAAAAAGGCAAACTTCACCAAGACTCTTGTAATTACAGAGGGTGAGATGGATGCAATGTCCATCTACGAAGCCCAGCCCAACTACTACGCTGTTGTCTCTGTACCGAATGGTGCAGCCGCAGCGAAGAAAGCCATCCAAAAGAACTACGAATACGTCACAACTTTTGACAAAGTTATTCTTTGCATGGATGACGATGAAGCGGGCAGGAAGGCCGCTGAGGAAGCTGCCAGTGTGTTACCACCTGGCAAGGCTTTCATCGGCTTTCTAGGCGACTACAAGGACGCCTCAGACGCTTTACAGGCTGGTGACACGCAGGCAATACGAGACCTGCTATCATTTAACCATCAACAGTACAAACCTGACGGTATCATCGAAGCAAAGAACTTGCTCGATGTCATCACAACACCGTCTCCACCATCAGATCATGACTACCCCTTTCAAGGACTACAAAACAAGCTTCACGGGATCCGGTACGGAGAGCTTGTCACGATTACTGCAGGATCAGGGATTGGAAAATCGTCCTTCTGTCGTGACTTATGCACTCACCTGCTTAACAAAGGAGAACGGGTCGGTTACCTGGCACTTGAAGAGTCAAACCGCCGTACAGCTCTCGGACTTATGTCCGCAGCAGTCGGAAGAAGTCTCCACCTAGGAGAACATACTCATGAAGAACTTACGGCGGCTTTTGACGCCACAGTGGCTAATTGGAACCTGTATCTTTTTGATGGTTTCGGGAGTTATGATCCTGATGTTATTTATAATCGTATCGAGTACCTGGCATCAGGTCTCGACTGTAGAGTCATTTTCTTGGATCACCTCTCCATCCTCCTTAGCGGACTCGATGGGGATGAGCGTAAGATGATCGACACTACCATGACCAAGCTGCGCTCCCTTGTAGAACGCACTGGTATCTCATTGTTCCTTGTATCACATTTACGGAGAACTACATCAGATGTCAACCATGAAGAGGGAGCACGTGTTACACTTGGACAGCTCAGAGGATCCGCTTCTATTGCTCAACTCAGCGATGCGTGCATTGCGCTTGAGCGAGATCAGCAGAGTGGATCTAAATCAGGCTCTACGACTGTGCGAGTCCTTAAAAATCGATATTCAGGCGAAGTTGGTGTCGCCTGTCAACTGAGTTACGATCTTTCCACCTGTAAATTCAATGAAACTGAAGCAGAACCTGAGTTCGATCCAGCAACAGACTTCTGAACTCAAGCGTCCAAACCCTCCCACGCCTGAGATGGTAAAGCGTGCACAATTTGTTGACAAAACTTATCAGTGGAGAAATGCTAATCTTCGATCTGGAGAGTAACGGACTTCTTAATGATGTTACCTGCATTCACTGTCTTGTCATCTACGACTCAGAAACTGATGAGACCATTTGCTACAATGACCAAGGCTCTTGTGAGCCGATCTCCCGTGGTGTACAACGGCTTGAGGATGCTGAAGTCATTGCCGGACACAACATTATCGGCTATGACTTACCTTGTATCCATAAAATTTACCCGTGGTTCACACCAACCGCCCTGGTTGTAGACACACTGTTGCTGTCAAGGTTGTATCACAACAACATACTTGACATTGACAAGAAACATAACTGGGACAACATGCCACTCCAACTCTATGGACGCCACAGCCTTGAGGCATACGGCCACAGGCTGGGAGAGTACAAAGGTACTTTCGGCAAGGACACAGACTGGCAAGAGTGGTCACAAGAAATGCAGGACTACTGCATACAAGATGTAAACGTTACCAAAAAACTATGCGATCACTTCCACCCCTACCTCAGTGGGTCGCGTTAGAGCATGAGGTAGCTCAAATCCTCACCAAACAGGAACTTCATGGATGGTACTTTGATGAACAGGCTGCATGGAAACTTGCATCTTCTCTCAGAAAAGAACTTGAAGATACTTATCAACTATTACGTGACCGGCACCCTTTCGTCTTCGGATCAAGCTTTACTCCTAAAGTCGATAACAGACGGTACGGATACGTTAAAGACTGTGAAGTAACTAAACTCAAAGAGTTAAACCCAACATCTCGCGATCACATTTCATGGATCCTGCAAACATTTCATGGTTGGACTCCGACCCAGATGACACCTACTGGGAAGCCTATCATCGACGAAGTTGTACTGAAGGAAGCTGCCTCCAGTGGGATTACGATTGCCGAGGACTTTCTGAAGTGTCTCGATATTACGAAGAGCTTGGGGATGATCTCGGAAGGCACGAACGCATGGCTGAAGCTGTGTACGACTGCTAAACGTATCCATCACCACTGCTCAGTTGCTACAAACACACACCGCTGTGCTCACAGAAACCCTAACTTAGGACAGGTAAAAAGTGACCCAGAATTTAGAAAACTTTTCCAAGCATCCCCTGGTCAAATTATGGTGGGTGCCGATCTTAGCGGCATCGAGCTTCGGATGCTCGCACATTACCTCGCTAAATACGATGCGGGACGCTATGCAGAAATTCTCCTCAACGGAGACATCCATCAAGTCAATGCAGACAAAATTGGAATCTCCCGGCGAGCTGTTAAAACAGTCACCTATGCCTTCCTCTACGGTGCTGGAGACGCCAAAATTGGACACTCCTTTGACTCTTCCTTAAATGATCGCAGTGCGAAATCGAAAGGCAAGGAGATTAGAGAAGCGTTTATTTCTGCTATTGATGGACTTGCGGAACTTCTTGCGGCAATCGAAAAGGCGTCTGAGAAGGGTTTTATCAAGTCGATAGACGGACGCAAGATTGCGGTTAATAGTTCACACAAATCTTTGAACTACCTGCTCCAGTCAGGAGCCGGTGTGGTCGCGAAGCGGTGGATGGTTATTAACCAGGAAAACATACAAGAGCTGTGTTGTTCTCAGCTCGCCTTTATACATGACGAATTGCAATTTGAATGCCACCCTGACCACGCACAAGCCTTATCAGCATCCCTGGTACAAAGCGCTGCAGCGGCTGGCGAATACTACAACTTACGCCTCCCCATCGCAGCAGAAGCTAAGCAAGGGAGGGACTGGTCGGAGGTCCACTAATGAAACTGTTAGTTGACGCTGACTACATTGTCTACAAATCCTGTGCAGGAGCTGAGGATGAGATTGACTGGGGTGATGATGTCATCTTGGTCATCAGTAAATTCAGCGAAGCACTAAACAACGTTCAACGTGAGCTGTCCAAGATCAAAGGACAATTTATGTGGGATGTTCCTGAGCTTGTTTTATTTTTCAGTGACTCTAAGAATTTCAGGAAAAAAATTTACCCAGAATACAAGGGTCATCGAAATAGAAAAAAGCCGTGTGGTTACCGTCGTGTAATTTCCAAGCTGAGTGAAGAGTACGAAGTGATCAGGCTTCCTGAGCTTGAAGCTGATGATGCCATGGGTATTTATGCCACGTACTATCCAGGTGACATAATTGTCAGCCCGGACAAGGACATGCGCCAGATCCCAGGTAAGCTGTTCGACCTCAAAGAAGTGGTAGACATCACGCCTGAAGAGGGACGACGCTGGCATCTCATCCAGACACTTGCTGGTGACCAGACAGATGGTTACGGTGGCGTGCCTGGCATTGGAGTCAAACGTGCAGTAGCTTTGTTTGATGAGCACGGCTACACATGGGATACCGTTGTCAAAGCCTTCACAGATAAAGGACTGACCGAGGATGATGCACTTATGAATGCACGCCTCGCTAAAATTCTGACATCCAATGAGTATGACCTTCAACTCAAATCAATCAATGCCTGGTGTCCCACCGATGCCAGTGACAGACCTGACGATGGAGCAGAGCTTCAAGCTAAGACGGCTTGAGGATCTACTACCAGAAGCTGACAAGGAAGACATCATCACGATCTTCCTTGCTCTGCAGAAACAAAACTTCTGCCTTTCCAACACCGTATTAAATCTAGTAACACAGTGGCCGAATCACCCACCCACTACACCCGAGGATCCATAGAGGTCTGGGACTTTATCCGCGATCAAGAACTTAACTACCATCTCGGTAATGCTATTAAATATATTTGCCGAGCCGGTTTCAAGGGTGATAACAGCAAGACTGCCGACCTTAAAAAAGCTATCCACTATCTTGAAAATGAACTCCTACATACACACGAGCCTGATGGATCAGGCGGAACACTTCCGTGCAGCTTACTCCCTACCGCCTGGCAAAGACCGCCGGAATGGTCAGAAGGCTCTGATCGATGAAGAGTGGAGTGAGTTCCACGAAGCATTTCATTTTAAGGATGAGTGTGAACAACTTAAGGAGCTAGCAGATCTCGTATACGTCTGCTTTCAGTTTGCTGCTAGTCAAGAGTGGGATCTTGATGAGGCAATGCATCGAGTACACGAATCAAACATGTCCAAACTCGGGGACGATGGTAAGCCCATCTATCGAGTCGATGGTAAGGTCATGAAAGGACCGAACTACAAGCCACCAATTTTGAACGATCTTATTGAAGAATGACCACCTCTCTTATCTCACGCACCGGACGTGTACAATCGTGGCTCGATAACCCTGAGTCACGGCTGCCGGTATCCTGTACTGTATTCGTCGTCGAAGACGAAATGGAGGGACCAAATGGAATCGAAGCAAGCTGGCGATTTGCTAGTCATGCTCTGCGCTATGGAGCAGGCTGCGCGATCCACCTGTCGAAACTGCGACCCAAGGGAGCAGAAAATGGAAAGGGACTTGTTGCATCAGGTCCAGTCTCTTTCGCAAAAATCTACAGCACCCTAAATGAAATCCTTAGACGAGGGGGTGTTTATAAGAATGGTGCGATTGTTTGCCACCTTGATCTATCCCACCCTGATGCTCGTGACTTTATTCTTACTCCTAGATCCGAGCTTCCGTGGGTCAAGCGATGCATCAACATCACCCCCGAATGGTGGGAGAGGTGTACGTTTAAGGAGGATCTCCTTTTCGGCATTAAATCGGGAGACATCTGGCTCAACAAAGTAAAGTATGATAATGAAGGAAACCGAATCCGAGGGAACGTTTGTCTTGAAGTGTACCTGCCCAGCAGAGGCACCTGTCTCTTGCAACATGTCAATCTCTCTGCCTGTGAGTACGACGACATTCCAACAGCTTTTGCTCAAGGGATGTCAGAATTGTGCGTCCTCCATGGTAGAACTGGGGTTGGCGATTCAGGAGAATATCTGCCAAGCGAAACAGATCGACAAGTCGGCCTTGGAATGCTTGGACTCGCAAACCTCCTACGGCGGTACGGTGTAACCTATGCACAGTTCGGTACTGCTTTGGAACAGTACAATGCAGGCGAAGTGGTACGCACACCAGCCTATGAATTGGCATCTCAGTTTGCCGTTGGCATTAAAGCTGCCGCCGAAATTGCTCGCAACAATAATATGGTTCGAGCCTTTGCTATCGCACCCACTGCCTCCTGCAGTTATCGAAGCAAGGATCTGGATGGTTATACTGCAACACCAGAAATCGCTCCGCCTATCAGCCGGACGGTAGACCGCGACAGCGGTACGTTCGGGGTACAAACATATAATTATGGCGATGTAGAAATCGCATCAGAGGTTGGCTGGGACGCTTACAAGCGTGTGGCTGATGGTCTGATGACGATGCTGAATCGCACGGGACTTCTTCACGGGTATAGCTTCAACAGTTGGAGTGATGTTGTTGTTTACGACAACGCCTTTATCGAAGAGTGGTTGGCTTCTCCGCAAACCTCCCTTTATTACTCGCTCCAAGTGATGGGTGATGTGCAAGATAAGTCCAGTGCTTACGCAGCCTTAGAAGAGACTGAAGTTGAAGACTATCTTGCCAGCCTAATCAATGAGGAGTCACCTGTTGAACCTCAATGTGATTGTCAAGAATGAATCCGTACGAAAAATTAATCAATCGAAAAAGAAAATGGACTCCGGTCCAGACAACTGCCGGTACATGCAAAGCGGGCGCGGAGGAAGCGATCCACCGTGCTCTTGCATTGAGGCATATGGAACTACCTGTGGGAGATTTTATTACTGATGCTCTCTCTACTGAAGTACCAAGCAATGCACGGGAACTTCTCCACTCCAACGTTCTCGACGAAGAGAATCACGACGTCGCACTTGGTTACATCGCCAATGCTTACGGCGTTGATGAAAAAGCTGAGAAAGAAGCCCTTAGGCTTAAAACCGCTTGGGAGACACATCCAGATCACACGATTACCAAGGCACTTGTTGCCGAGCGTGCGATCTTCTTCGTTCTTCTACCATTCTTTCGCTTTAATGGTGACGCTGGCATGAGGACCGTTTCAGCGGACATCAGCCGAGACGAGCAAATCCATGTAGCGACTAATAGTCTTGTGCATACTGAGCTGGGATACAACATCAGCCCCTCCCTGGACAAGCTTCGCAAAGCTACCATCAACTGGGTGATGCAACCCCTCGGTAGTCACACCGATAAATATTTGGACAAAAAATTTTGGCTGGATTCTAGCGACCGGCTAATGTATGAGGGCAAGGCTCCTCAACTTGCCGAAACTAAATCAGCTAGAATGCCTGCTTTCTTTGAGCATTCTAATGTCAACCTCCCCCAATACGCTTGAGGCAATCCTCGGACCAAACCTTGAGCAGATTCTCAATGAACTTGAGGACTTTTTTCCGCCCGTTAACGCCACGCCACACGAGACCCTAAGCCAGATCATGTATCGATCTGGACAACGGTCAGTCGTCGAGTGGTTTCAACAACGTATCTCTAAAGACTAATGTGTTTTAATCAACCGAGACCTCCTAAGGTTACTCCGCCAGCACCACCACCGCCAACCCCGCCGCCGCCGCTAGCCCCCAAACCCCTGCCTGATCCAACACCCATGCAGACGCAGGAAGAAAAGACAAGACCCAAAGTCAAGTATGGTCGCAAGAAGTCTGCAGACGTACGTGCTCGCAGGGGTACAGATTCACTTCGCATCCCTTTGAGCAACCCATCTGAAGGTGGTAACACTGGAGGTCTGAATGTCTAACGCCAGGACGTGCTATGATCGGCTCTCCTCCTACCGCAACACTTTTCTTAATACTGCTGTAGAGTGTGCTGAGCTGACCCTACCGTACCTGCTGACTGAAGACATCAGTGCTCCAACCTCTCGACAAAAGCTGCCGCTTCCTTGGCAGTCAGTCGGAGCTAAAGCAGTGGTAACGCTTGCATCTAAACTGATGCTTGCGTTGCTTCCTCCTCAAACTACCTTCTTCAAACTACAGGTACGTGACGATAAGTTGGGTGAGATGGACTCCCCGGAGATCCGCAGCGAACTGGACCTTTCGTTCAGTAAGATTGAGCGGACCATCATGGATTTCATTGCCGCTTCTAATGACCGCGTTGTAGTACACCAAGCAATCAAACATCTGATTGTATCTGGTAACGCTCTTATCTTTATGGGCAAGGATGGTCTAAAGAACTTCCCACTGAATCGGTTTGTTATTAACCGTGATGGTAATGGTAATGTTCTTGAGATTGTAACTAAAGAACTGATTAGTAAAGAGCTTCTAGCTGAT